TCTTTTACATTGGTTGGAGCATCACCCCCACCATCGTTTAGGAAGTATGCAATTCTACCATCCTTATTTTGTTTGTTTAGTGAATCGGCAAGAATGCTTGCCAAATCTTCCTGTACTTTAGCCATATTTGTAACGTATTAATTGTTAAATAAATCATCGAATGCCGATGCTACATCATCTGCTTTTTTAGCAGGTGCTTCTTTCTCCCAAGGAAGGTCGCCAATTTCTTGTGAACCACCCATATCGTTTGAAAGTTGTGATTGTTTAGTTGGTGTTTTAGCTTTTGGAGCTTCCAATTCTTCAACAATCTCATCATCAGATGCAGCTGCACCTGGGTTCAACCAATTTTCCAATACCGATTTAAGTTCAGCGTATGATAACTCCTGATACAATTCAGTAATGTTCTTTTGATTTTCCAACAATTGTTTTACAACCGCAGGGTCATCCGAAAGTTTTGTTTGAGCCGGTTTGATACGGATTGCTGTTGTTGGATATGCTGCGTTTGATTCTTCAGCAGATGTTACATCCAATACGATATCTCTACCGGTCATTGGGTCTGTAATATCTCCGTAATCAGGATCAGCGATATATCCTAAAATATCTTGGTAAACAGTCTTTCCAAAACCCCAAAACTTAACACCTTCGTTTTCTTTACCTCTAACTACTACAGGTACGAAAGTTCTCAATTTTGGTTCCATCTTTTTACCTGCTTTCCAATCATCAGTATCGCCTGTACGTTTAAGTTTTTCTGCAAACTCAACGATTGGGTCAGGTCTACCAAATGACATTGGTGACAAGTAAGTTTTGTTGTTAATGTTGTAATGGAAATAAAGTTCGATAAACGGAATGTCCTTATTGAATTTGTAAGGAACGATACGAATTTGTGATTTTCCGTTTGCTGGTTTCCAAATGGAATCAGACTTTTTTGTGTTGTTTTGTAAAGAGTTAAATCTCTTTAACGCCAATGAAATGTCCATTGTTTTTAGATTTTAAAGTTTAAAAAATTGTTTAAGTTTTAAGGTTTAAGTAGCTACTACCTACATAACTAAATATAACCTTTTTGGCTTTTTACATAGTAAATATACGACTTTTTTTCGTATTTTCCAAATTTATTTTTTACCCATAAAATCATTGAATTCTTGGGTTAATTTTACGAAATTTTGACGGTCTGTGGGATATCTTGCATTCTCTGCATTACCTGTATATTTATCAAACATTTTTCTATTATGTTCAAGCTTTTTTTGTGTTTCTTCTGAATAATAAAATTCATCATTCATATTTTGAATAAACTCATCAAATTCATCAAAAAATGTTTCAAATCCAAGTTTTGATAGAGTTTCCTTTAATAATCCATTATGAGAGTGAACATATATTACATTCTTATAACACAATGGATATAAAGTTTTTCTACTAATCGTATGATTATAATATTCAAAATTCATAGGGTCATTACTCATTCCAAAAAACGGTTCACATATAATATTAAATTTTGACCTTAAATGTAATAATTGAGCATCATACTGAGCCTTTCCTTGGTCGTGTACATTCACATAATTTGGAGATAAATTTAAATTTTTTAAAAAATCAAAATCAATGTTATTTTCTATAGCGTAATCCGAATATACTTTATAATATTGTTTCTCATCAAAAGTATGATGGTTATGATATGATATATAATTTTCCGCGTTAATAAGTTCTCCTAATTTATTTAATTTTGTAATGATTAAATCTCTATTTATTTTTCTATTGTAGTTTAGAAATAATAACTTAATATCTCTATGAATATTTTTATTATCATAAAACACAGTCCAATTAATAATACCACCATTTATTAACGTATCAGAACTATTTGCTAAAATATATGTTCCAAATTCATTTGGATATTTTATTTTTAAGTAATCGTTTATATTAGAATTAAATGAATAAACAAATACTTTTATTTTTAAATTAATACACGTTTCTACAAAAAAAGATATACTTTCTAAATTAAAATTAATTTCTTCTGGTGAAAATAAAACAACTGCTTTATTAAGTGTATGTAAATAATCACATAATTCAATTATATTTAATTTTGACCTTTGATTTGTAAATTTCCAATAACCTCTTAATCCTAATTTTGGGCATTGATTTTCTAATTGCTTATAATCAATAACAAAGAAATCATTTGAATTTGGTTGACAATTGAATAAGAAAGGTTCTCTCACATTGGATGATAATATATCATCTATATATGATTTTTTATTTTGCCCATTTTCCACGTTGAACTAATTGTGCGATTATACCATATACCGATAAGTCCTGATAAGTATCTTGTATAGGTTCTCCAACCTCATCTGGCTGACCCAATACTACTAATTGCTTTAATCTTTGAATTTTATCATTAATTCTAAACCAAAGTCCTGTAAGGGATAATTTTACATCTTCTTTTGTTGTTAAAGATGTTCCTACGGAAATATTACCAGGTCCATAGTTTCGTTGTTTCTTACAAAATGTTTCATACATTTCTGATTGAATTTTCTTAAATTCATCCATCATTTCGGGATATACCCTTTCACAAAATTCTACTGCTGATTCTTCTTTCATATAACCTATTTTTATTTATTTCCAAATTTGCCACCATTTTTTCTTTTTAGGTGGAACACATTGACTGAATGGATTATCACCAAACGATACTTTATTGTAATATTTTGAAGTCATAATATTTAAAAAAACTTCGTGGTATTTTTCAGGTATCGTATCAAAATCTGCTATTATTTTTACATCCAATTCAATCGGCTCTTTTTGTCCATTGATAAGAATCAAAGTTTCTCTTAATTCTACATTTTTAGATGTTTGAATATTTAAATTTGTTCCTCCACCTAAAAAAATTTCATCTTCTTTTTTCATAACTACTTTTTACTATCCCAATACATTTCCCTAACTTTTGCTCCTAATTCAAAATCGTTAGGTGTATCTAAAATTGTCCTTTCATCTATTGTAATAAGTTTTGTACTACTACCCTGATAACACTCTCTACAACACTGTCCTGCTCCTTCTACATAACCATATCGGTAATCAATATGTGTATCAATTAATACATCAGTAGTTTTACCACACATAATGCAAGTTTCGAAAATATCTTTTCTGGTTCCAACGGATGTAACCAATCCATCTTCACCAATTGTTAAAGGTACATGATGCTCTCCCATAAAATTGTATTTTTGATTTATATAATTGTAATAATGATGTTTTTTTCTGTCGCTGTACAAAAAGTAAGCGATATAATAATCAAACCACCACTCTAGCTTTTTTAGTAACTTTTTCATTTAACTTTTCTTTTAATTTCATCAATAATGCGCAAGTCTCATACTCTTCAAAATCAATAAGGGTCTGAAGTTGTTCATCTAATAAATCCGCAAATTCTCTGCTATCAATTGAAAGTGTTATAACCAATATATCATTTATGATTACTTTTGCAAAATCAACTCTTTTCTTTTTATATTTAATTCCATAATCCACCCCCTCAACAATCGCTTTGGATATCTGTTGTCTATGTGATTGAAACACTTCTGATGGGTCTTCGACTATCAGTTCAATAGGTTGGAATTTTCTTTTTCTTGCCATATCAACTAATATAGGAAAAATATTTTAATATTCCAAATTTCCTTCAGTATTAAAACTTTTGAAAACTTTGGTTGGTATTTTTTTATATCCTATATTAGATGTTGTTAATATACAATTACGGAACTCTTCCCAATCAATCATATAAGAGTTATCTATCTGTCCGCCTGTTTTTGATTTAACCACTTCGTTAAGTGCGTTAATTGTATATATTGTGTTTGATTGTTTCTTTCTGTGGACAAGTATTGTTTTCCATTCAGAAGGTATTGCTGCAGAACCCTTTTCTACATTAAAAGTAATAAATACTTCATCAGGTCTGGTTTTACTTTCCAAAACAAAAATGTTTGGGTTGGTTAGAGTGTAGTTTTGGATTATAAATTCGTATGATTTATCTAAACTCTCCTTTGTCGTAAATAGGCAAAGTAATTGTGTGTTCATTATTTTTTACGCTTTTTAAGATATTCTTGCTTTTGCATACAATTTTGCATTGATTTGGAAAATCCTTGCTTACTCCTAATAGTCATCATACCTATTTCTTTTCCATTAATATCAAATATGTGAGCTTTTTGAATACCTGTTTTTGTATTAATTTTTCCGTATTTTACATTTGTAAATTCTTCGATAGATTTACCCTCTGGAACTCCTAAACAATGTCTAAAGTTGTTATCATCACCAATAGTTGCTATATTACCTCTATTAATTTCTCTCTGATTTAATTTAGTAGGGGTTTTATCTAATGAACCATCATCATTAACTTTATAGTATTGATTGTTTGCCTTTTCATATGCTTGTCCATTTTTATCATACCAAATATCAGCTTCGTTGTTACCCATAACTAATATAAATTTATCATGTGGTATTCCACCCGGATTATGACCTTCTGCGATTGTAAGGTGTAATCTAGATGCGAAATCTTTAGCCAACATTCTATCCCCTGAACCAGGTTTTATTTTATTCATATCCTGTCTCATTTTTTCAACTTCATCATTCATTTTACCATAAAGTTGATTTATAACTTCAGGATTGTAACCAACTTTATATTTTGGTTTACCATCTTTACCTTGAATGCTTGATACTCTGGATATAACTTCTCTTACAGAAGCAGGCGCCAATTGTGGATTTTGTTTGTAAAACTCAAACATCGCTTTAACTTTAACTTCTGGTTTTGCATTTTTACCAACCAATTTACAAGCAGGATGTGGTTTTTGCATTTTTTTACATTCTTTTCCAATACCACCTTTATCAGTAAATAGTTTATCAACATCCGGTCCACGTCTTACATCATCACCATAAATATCTTTTGTCATTTCTTTTAAAATTTTTGGTGATGAAGTTAATTTTGAAAATTTAGGTAAAAACGATGTTTGGTATTGAATTTGTTCTTTTTGTAATTTTGTTACACTATTTGCTCTTTTACTAATTTGTTGTTTAGCAAGTTCTTTTTGTTGTGGGTTTAAATCCGATTGGTCAACAATACCGGCTGCTCTAGTAAATGTTTGCTTTACAGATGAATTTGCCTGTATATTATTTGAACCTACTTTATTTGAAATGTGTAAAAAGGAAACATTATTAGATTTACCATCCCATATTATAACCATACTATCGGTTGGATTTTCTCCTGCACCA